TCTTGTGACTGCTTCGGGGATCAAACAAAATCTTGCCATATTATCCTCCACATCTTAAGGAATCTATAAAATCAGACCATGATTGTTTATTCGGAGTGGTTCTTGCTATCTCCGATTGGATTTTAGCAGTTTCTTCTGTGGTTGATCGTGTTACCGCTTCCTGACCCCCACGTGCCTCTATGCGTGCTTTTTGCACATCAGCGATGTATCTGACTGGGCTATTTGGATCTCGCTCAGTCAAAATACTGATTTCCTGACCTGCGCGGGTTGAATAAAGACTGGCTAAGTTTCTTGCCATCTCGGCGTCTCCATCCTGAGTGGCTTTCTCTTCAAGCGCTAAAGCGATAGAGTTGCGCAATAATCCCTGCGGGGGTGCCACATCGCCTTTTAAGACCGCCATAGCTTCGTCGGGATTTCGAGTGACATAATCTGCCGCAGCGGCAATCTGGTCTTGTTTATTCATTACGTTATAGGTTGGTAAAGCGTCTTTGGTTTGCTGATCAAGTCCTTCCAATCTACTGGTAATTCTTTGAGCTAATCGGCTTGTTTTGGTTGCACCTTCTCCAACCGGCAATATTGTGCTAGGTACTTTAGTTGGAATTGCTTCGGCGGGTCGTCCCACTCCCCCCACCTCTCCTGGCTTGACTCCTGGTCTAATCGCCTCTTGCACTGCTCCCAATCCTACAGTCGGGCGTGCTTCTCTACCAGTAATATCAAAACCTGGCTGTGGTCTCACCGTTGGTCTCAAGGCGGCTTCTGCCGTGCCGGCCGGGACTCTGGTAATATCAGTCATAGTCCCGGCGCCCGCAGGTGGAGGTTCTTTACCTCCTAAAAGATCAATAATAGACTTGGCTTCAGTTGAAGTTAAGTCTCTAATAGCTTTCTTGCCGAGTGGGTCTTTTGCGACTTGAATCGCTAATCTGGGACTAAGTATTGTATTTGCCAAAGCACCAACCGTCAAATTTCTGGGTATATTTTTTAATGTCTCTTTGGTTGATTTACCATCAGCAATATCTTGTAATACACCATAACCCGCAAATTCAGTTCCTCTAATTGCAGATGAACCAGCCCACCTGACTAATGGTGAAGCTCCCTCAATAACTGCAGGGACGGGCAATCCCTTTAAAGCAACCATAATAGGGACATTACCACCAAGAAATTTCCCAACCTTGCCGATTGTTTTTTGCCTTCCTGGTAATTGACTTATTTCTTCTTGTTGTTGAGCAGTCTTTTGGCGAGATTCTGCAAGAATTTGTTCTTCCCTCTTATTAGCTGATTCCGTAATATCCGAAGGTAATAAAAGATTTCCCCCAGCTTCCATTGCTCTATTGAATAAAGTTCCTGATATATCGGCGAGTTCATTCCAACCAACTCTAATACCTTTGCCAGCAGAAATTATACTTTCTTTAGGATGGGCTTTAATCTCTTTAGCTGTTTCCTCAACGCCCCTTCCAACGCCTCTAACAAACCCACCAGCTCTTTGCCAAAGGCTTCTTGGTTGGGCTTCCTCTTGAGATCTCTGTTGGAGTACTTCTAACTCTCTGCGACGGCGTTTCTCTTCTTCGGATTCTCCAAAGGGTTCTTGATAAGATCCCTGGTTCTGTATTAAAGAATCTACATCAATTGGTTCACCGATTATATAATCAATTTTTTTTTTAGCCATCTTAAACTTTCTTATTATCCTCCATAAACACTGGCGGCGATGTTTTTAATGTCTTGAGATGAAAATCCATAAGGGGCATATTTTGCTAACCAAGCTCTAAAAGCGTTTGCTCCTCCACTATTTGGATCCATATTCCCTCCAGCTGCTATATAATTAGCCATTTCATTTCTCAGACTTTTTTCAGCATCAGGTTTAGTGACCGTATCTTCACCACTCGTCATACCTTTGAGTTTTGCATCATACGAGAATTGCAAAGCCAATTGTTCTTTAGTCTGTGCCCACTTTCGTTCTTCAGCCGCCAGATCCTGAGCTTGTTGCCATTCTCTATCCGCTAATTGTCTGTCGCGAGTCAGTTTATCCATTAAGGCCGTTAAGGTAGTTTGCTTCTCAGAAGTATACATATTGATTTCTCGTGAGAATCTGTCAGACATAGTATCAATCTGCATAATCAGTGGTTGGAGTGCTTTTTGCTGGTCTTGACTGATTAGTCCAAGTTGAGTGGCAATTTTAGATTGAGCCGCTGATAACTGTTCAACCTCGGGCGCCATCGCTGTGCTCACCTGACCAAGCTGTTCAGTCAAGGGTTGTCTTTCGTGAGCTATCAGTCTTTGTCTTTGGGCTTCAGTCATTCCTTGACCCCTTGTTCTTTCATTTATATTGGCTTCAAGCGCATTAAGCTGATTTTGAATAGTAGCTATTTGAGTTTTATAACCGCCGATTGTTTTTTCAATCTCTGGTACACCGGCCTCAGTGCCAAGTCGCGTGTAGGCCGCTTGTAGCGGCTCCTGGGCTTGACTGGCCGCCCTATATTGACCAATTCCAGACTCTATCTGTTGTTGCTGACTTCTAAGTAAATTCTGGTCTTGTCGGGCAGACCATTGAGCAAATCCCAAAGGATCGGTCGGCATTGGTTCTTCTGCTGGGGGTGCCGCCTTTTGTTTAAGTATATCCAATTTACTAATAGGAGGGGTCTTAGTCTTTTGTTTAGTCAATGCTATTTTTTGTTCTGGTGTTAGAGTGGCCATAAATTCTCCTAAATAAAAAACCGCTGATACCTGCTTAAAGCGGTCTTACTTATATTATATCATAAATTATTATTCTATTTTATCAATAAATAGATAATATTTTACCTTTATATTATTTCCTGCAAACTGAGAATATCCCAAAACATATAAATATAATTTTGTGGTATCACAGCTACATGAAATCCCACTATCAAAACCCCCAATTGATAATGATCTCCATTCTCCGCTATTATTATAATCAATGAATGATTGAAAAGACGGAACATAATTCAAATTATGGGTATAAATAGTAGTAGTCACGGGATCTGGGGACGCAGGAATATTATAGGAAAAAATATCAGTAACATAAGGTTTAAGATGAGAATATTTAGAATGAATGATACACTCATCGTCTGTTGCATTATTAACATCAACACCCGTTTCTGATATTTTAAAACCATAATTTTTCATATTGAATCTTTAAAAATTAAATAATAATAAATCCAATTTATGTTCCAACGTTTTTCGCCAAAAAAATCCAACTGATAATTATAAATTTTTATAGTAGTGGTCGTAGATATGGAATATTCAAATGCGGGAGAAAAATTAATGCTAACTTTAGTATCGGTATCCTTTTTACAATACGCTAAGTGCATAGGAATATACCCTAAATTATGAGAAATAGTAACATCATCCAGAGTTGATGTTCCATAACCAGACCTATGAATTATGTGAGTTTTAAGTCCTGAGGTAATATTCATATCAATATTACCGTTCGTAATATTTTTGCCTTCCTTTGATATTTTCAAACCATAGTCGCCTGCATTTTTAACGGAGGTTGGAGTAAGATTTATATTTGTTTGGTCTATTACGGAATCTAACCTATGTTTAAAAATATAATAATAATATGTGATTGGGTTTACTGGTGGAACATATAAATTTAGATTAGAAGTATCAATAGATCCATAACCAGATGATGAGATATTCCATATAGATCCTGTCTTTTTATAAATAATAAATGCAGGATAATATCCTAAATTATGAGAAATTAATCCACTTTCACCAGGATTGACTACAATAAGTCCTTCTTTTTCTATTTTTAGAGTCTTAAAAGAAGAAGAAAAAAGAAGCTCTCTATCCGCACAGGTTTTAACATTGTATCCCGGTTGAGATACTTTGACTCCCCAATCGGACATTAGAAACCCCCCTCTTGATACCCAATTAAAACACGATCATTTGTGCCATCATTGATAATAATTCGACGGTTAGGGGTATCAATAATAATATTGGCATCACCTAATCTCAAGATCGTATTCCCCGGCAAAGTCCCAGAAGCAAAAATATTCCTCGGCAGTATCCGAGTATCTTGGGCTTCGGTTGAAACAGCCGCTGGTTCTAATTCTGGGAAAGTAATAGTTTGAGCCATCTTAGAATCCTCCCAATTCTTTTGCCAAATCGTCGAACTGCAAGGTAACTGAAGTCAGGGTCGGTGAAGTCGAGCCGGTGGTGGCTAAAACAGCCTCCCACTGAAATTCTCTAAATCTGGCTGCCGATGATGGTATTGGCAACTCGGTCTCTGTTGAATCAACAGTGCTGTTGACGGTGCCGGTAGTGTAACTGGAAGCCCGGTTGACTTTGTATCCTAACTGAACACTCTCTCCCGAAGCCAAAGGAAGATGAGTAGCTTTGAGTTTAAGCGCCAACTTGTCACGGCCGGAGTCGTCGTTATCAAATATTAAACTCTCAATAACTGCGGAGGCAAAAGGCGAGCCGCTGTTGGTGACCTTGTCAACGCCGTAGGTGTCACCGTCCCGCCAAGCGATATAGAGATTATTGCCGATGCCCTTAAGAGCGCCAATTTTTAAAGTTGTGCTCTGAGCGGTGCCAGTGGAAATCGTATAACCATAGTTTAAGGCTTCGGGAAACTCCTCCCGCGAATTGCCAAAAGTATAAACGCCTTGATATATGTCGGCGCTGTCAGTGTTGCCGCCGATCCCGATATGAGCCATCCCCCGCCAGTTGGTCATCGCCCCCGGCAGAACCTCTACATACTTGCCGATAGTCAAAAGCGGCACAGTATTGATCTTCTGGAACGGCCGGTAGTTCTGCATCAAGACGCCGCTGCCGCCGATGGAAGTGATCAGCCGGTTTTTGTTGTTGAGAACCGCCGCCACGCCGCCTTCGTTGATATTGACGAAGAAATTTGGATATTGGGATGTTCCATCCCAAAACCATAAAGCTCCTTCCTCATTAGCGGTTATAGAAGTTCCTCTCCATGTTCCTATAACTAAAAATTCGTCAATAACATCAAGACTTCTAACGTTGTGACCTGGGGGGAAAACCAGACGGTCATTGTCCCAAACTGCTCCATCCCACCAACCGAGATAATTGCCGTGACCTACCGCCAATCCTCCAGCAGCGAAGGCTTTCACCGGAGCATAGTCAGATGTCGTATTGATGCCAGTCGCCGTCGTCCAGGGATCAGTTAAAGAAGGCGACCCGGACAAGGGGCCGTAGCGCGCCATCGCCGCATTCTTGGTGAAATAAATATAATCAGAATATAAATCAGCCCCTTGTCCAGAAGCAGTTGAGAGAGTTCCGACGGCACTCCAAGTTCCTCCCGAAGTTTCTTTGTATAACTTACCGCCAGATGAATAAAAATAGGTGTTGGTGTCATAAGGATTTCCTGAAACTATCCATTTGATTAGGTCGGTGACAGTAGTTCCAGAAACCTTTACACTCGTCGGGTTAATAGTAACTTCAGTAGCTTCATCAAAAATATTGGCTCTTTGGGCAAGGGCAAAACTGCCTCGAACGCCGATCTTTTTACTCGAAGCTATGCCTCCTGAAAAAAATTTCTGCACCAAAAATTTGATTGCCATAATTAGGTCTTCCTTTTACCATAAGTTTCTGTTTTTTTGTGGCAATCGACACAAAGTGTTCTTCCGTTATCTATGGCAAATCGCAACTCAGGATAATCAGCGAATGGTTTTATATGATCTGCATTTAATTTTCTTCTATCTTTACTTCTCTTGCCACAGAAACGACAAGTATAATTATCTCTTGAATACACCGCTTCTCGCCATAATCTATATTCAACACTACTTCTTATTAATTGATTTATCGGAGTAATTCCACCTTTCCACCAGTGACATTTTTCCCCAACGTGTTTACCTTTCTGAGATTGACTCATTTTTCGTCTTGTTTCTTCTGAAGGTTTTTTACCTCTATGAGACAAGCTTATATTTCTTTTATGTTCTTCCGTAAAGGGTGGTTTTGGAATACCTTTATTCTTGTTTTTACCACTTAATCTCATCTTTCTTTTTGTTTCTTCGGTATGTTTTCTGCCCAAAAAACTATTAAAGCCCTTATGACCTTTTTCAAATCTTGTCTTTTTACCATTCTCGATTCCTGTTAGATTGGCTTTACCGTTTAATCTCATCTTCTTCTTTGTCTCTTCAGAATGTTTTTTGCCATAAAAGGGGTTATTTTCGCCCTGACTTAATTTATGACCTTTTGTAAATTGTCCTTTTTCGTTTCTATTTACCATATCTCAACTACTAATTTCTGAAGGAAAATAAAATGGGTATACAGAACCTCCAGAAAATTTCCAAGGGTTTTTCTTGATGATCGCGCTCCTGGATTTAGTCCCATATCGCCGTTTGGCTTGTATTAGTCCAGCGTTAAACAAAGTCAAATATTTGGTCTCCTGATCAGCATCCTTCTTCATCGCAAAGTAGTGTTGCAAAGCGTAATAGACCGGCAATATCTGCATCTCTTCCGGCAAGGCGAAGGCTTCGGCGATCTTGTAATTCAACGATGAGCCAGAAATTCCATCGTAGTAATTCTCTAAAGTAATTACGGTGTTAGAAGTCCGGCTGGCAATCTTATACCACTGACCATCTCCGCCGGCGGTCGTGATAGTGAAGTATCTGCCAACCATTGCCGCCGTGAAGGTAGTTCCAGATCCAGTGACAGTAGCAGACCCATTGATCATCGTCACCGTGCCAGTCGTGTAAGCGGCAACGGATAAATCTTTATCTCCCGCTTCATAGACAAGATTAATAGTATTACCGGCGGATGCCGGGATCGGGAAGATGCCCACTTCAGCCCCCGAAACCCCCCAGTAGGGCCTGACAAAGATGAAAGTGGGTATGTCCGATGTCTGACTCGTCTGATTTAAATAATCCCATTCTTCCTGGTCGACAATTTCGGTGGTCGGATAGGTGGTTGAGCCAACGGTAACGGTTAAATCCTTGAGCCATAAGAAGTCTGGCGGCATCTGATAGAATTGCTGGCTGGCTACGGTTGAGGCGGTCTTGGTTTTTTCGGTGACAGTCCTGCCGAGTTCAGCGAGTAGAAATTTATAGCCAAGATTCATAAATAATTTCAGAAAAGTGTCGTTGGTAGTATCGTCAGCGAGATTTTGGCAAGTTGTGATTGCGTCGTCAAATACTAAAATTTTAATTCCTTTCTAAATTAATTCTACTAAAATAAAACATGGATAAGTTGCTCCGGCTTGCATTGTCATAGTCCCAGCGGCGTTAGCGTATGCCTTTAGTTTATAAGTGTGCGAACCAGTAGACGGCGTTAAAATAACTTGTTCAACTACTCCATTACTTGACAGACCACCAGTAGCACCACCAATCTGCAGCATTGTGGCTCCTTCATAAATTTCAAAGTTAGCTCCGTTACACCCGCCGGCGAAGGCAGTAAAGTAAGCACGACCTGTGACTTTAATCGTTCTACCAGCTGGAACTGTTACAGCGACAGATAAACCAGTTAAATCTGTTTCTGTTGTCGTAATGCCAGTTTGGTCAGCCGTAACTTGGGCATATCCAATTGAACCGTATGGTGTGACAGATATTAATTTACTATTCGTCCCATCGTGGTCGTGGCCACCTGTAGTATTTTTAAGAATATAATCCAAAGAAGTCGCCACCGCCGAACTGTCAGCGCCGACTTTAGTCGCTAATGCTATAATATCGGCATTTTGTGCGGCCTGTTGAGTAGCAAGATCGGGATCACTAAGAGGATTAGTAGAAGTCGGATCGGTATAGGTTGGTAAATTGGTTGGATATGCCATAGAATCCTTTATCTAATTATATCACTATTCTCCCCACGCTGTCTTTTTTCTTCCAGCTGGCCAAGTCATTGATAATTTTTCTCCGTTGTATCTGCAGTCTCCCTCCCCATACATAGTATTGCTATCTCCATAAGTGATTTGCTCAACAGACGAATCACCCTCACTAACTTCATCAAAATCCGTCTTTTGTTTGGTAATATCACTAAAAGCGGTCTTTTGTCTTGAACTTTCAGAAAAGTCAGTTTTGCTCCTGCCTGCTTCATTAAAATCTGTTTTCCGCCGGGTGATTTCAGTCCACATCGGATGAGGAGCAATCTCCTCGATCGTGATTGCTGGAGTCTTCAAAGTTAATGATAATACATTAACAGAAGCACTAAAAACTATACCACCAATCGTAACAGACGGTGTTTTTAATGTTAGTGATAAAGTTTGTGCGCTTGGTGCTTTAGTAACTATAATAGTCGGCGCGTTTAATGTTAGTGCGAGTGTTTGAGTAGTAGTTGTTATCGCTACTTGAACCGTTGGAGTTTGTAAACCCAATGTTAAAGTTTGAGTAGAAGGCGAATTTTTTGATGATCTGGTGACGATAGGTGAGAATAAGACTAAATTCATCGTTCTGGTTGCCGGGGTATATGAATCTAGTGTTTTAGCAGATGAACTCTCAAGAGTTGAGGTTATAGTCAGAGTGGAAGGTTTAGTTAATTTGTTGACATTGGGTGAATGAGTGCTTATATTCATTTCAAACGGCGCAGGCACAACAGTGCAAGGAATACTAATTGCGATAGTAATATATCTAAGATTAAGAGTTAATTCCTGAGTCGCTGGTAATAATATTGATGTAATTTTAATACCAGGTAATGTTAAAGACAAAGATTGAGCAGAAGGTTTGACATCAAATGTAATTAAAGGTGCATTTAAAGTTAGTGTAGAGGTCAAAGTAGAAGGTTTTTGAGTTCCAGGTATATGTGATTCCTGAAGATTTAGTGATAAAGTTTGTGTCGCAGGAGACGCCTTACTACTTATTTTAATTGTTGGTGATGGAATACTTAAACTTAATGTTTGAGCGGATGGCGAATTGGTTATTTTACAAGAAGATACCAATAGTGCCAACACCAAAGCCAGAGCAGAGGTAGCAATAGTTTTACTCATTGTTACCGTAGGAGTTTTTAAAGATAAGACCATAGATTGAGCGCTTGGAGTAACGGTTAGATCCCATCCGCCTGCTGCTGTATAGGTGCAGTAGATGGATAATTTATAATTACCAGTACCATAAATTGCTAAAGACGGACTATCTGGCCAATCGCTGGCATCTCTATATTTTACAGTACCACCCGTATAATCCATATAAACATAGCAATTATTACCAAGACCTGTACCTGCTCCACTCCAAATTGCTAACCAATAACTATTGCCAGAAATTATATTGCCTGTAAGTGGATAATCAAACCAACCATTGTATCCTAAACCTATATTTAAATTAGCACTATTGGATATTTTCGTACCAGCATTTGTATCTACACTATTATACAATGCTACTGAAGTAATAGGATTATAATTATTCACATCATAAACATAAGCCGTGATTTTTGAAACACTACCATTTTCCGTGACTGGAAATAATCCCCAAAACTGTCTATTCCATGCAAAATTTCCAGATGCCCCTTTTGTTGTATACCCAAAAGTCGGGTCAATCCTGACTGGATAAACTGCCCTATTTAAAAATATCTGGGGAATAGTAACCGTCAAAATTCCCGCTTCTTTATCTATACTTAATTCGCCCCAAATCCAACTGCCAACGCTGTCTGTTATCTTTGGTCTATAGATATGCCCGACTTTACCTGCCCGATACAACTTTCCGCCAACCCAGTTTGTCTTGTTTTCAGAGCAATAGACTGCATAAGAGCCAACGACATTTTCAGGTCTAATCGCACCATCTTTTATCTCTTGTTTTGTCAGTTCTGGTTGGTAAAAAAAGTCCAATCCTTTAGTCTCAAGAGTAAATTCAATTTTATTCGTAACAGGTTTTTCTTTTAGGACAACCTCAAACTCGTAGCCGCCCTCGCCTTCAGTTAGGGCATACATTTCAGCACTGACTTTTTCGCCTTGCCACTTGATTTTCTCGCCAACCTTTGAGACTATCGGGCTCTTTTCGTCATTAACTAAACGAGCACTAAAATTGACCTCATTGTCCCACCTCATCACCTTTAATTGAGGATAAAAGTCGGGTTGTTTTGAGTCGCCAACTTCAATAGAGATACGGTCTTTTGGGTCGTCTTTGGGTATAGCAAGGTATGTGTTGTTCTCTTTCCTGTAATTCATCAACTGCTCCTGTCATAAACAGGAGTCTTTAAGAGTGCTCCTATAAGCTCCTGCTTAATTATTCTTAAGCAAGTGTAATAATTCCGGAAGCATTCCATTGAATAGTGAAAGTTCCAGAAGATACTGACTGCGCTCCACCAAAATCGATGTTCCCGATCAAATCATCAGTTGCAACAGTATCATCCCAGATTACAGCGTGATAAGCAGTAAAAGTAGCATTTGTCCAGGCAGTATCATCAGCGTCAAATTTGGTAGTCGCCGCTTGTGTAACGGCTTTATTGGCTAAGGCCGCACCACCTTGAGTGTATCCACCAGCTGTTGGTAATTCATTCGTGGTGACATAAGTATTATCAGTTGCAGTAAAAACATGAGTATTATCATAAAGAGCAACATTAATTGTGTCTGCTTCCAAATCCACTACTTTGTTCATTAAGTTAGCTTTAAACCGATTGTAAATCCCGCTTGCCATTTTTGTTCCTTTCTATAAAATCATTAATTAATTGTAAACTTGGGGCTTGAATTGTGATATCATATCCTCCATTTTTGTTTTTTGTTCTTAGTGCTTCAGCTAAAACTACCGGAAGACCATTTACAATCCTTGCTTTAAATCTCATAATATTCCTTTCTAAATATATTATATCACATTAAAGCATTTTGGGGTGGAATAGACTATCATTTGATAACCTCTTCGGTTGCCACTTTTACCTCCGCCACTGGACTTTCTATCTTGGCATATTCTGTCGCCAAACTTTTAGTGTCTAAAGTCCGCTCCTCTGGATACTTTTCTTTTTCTTCATCCAACAGCCAGTTCTTTTCATTAAAGATTCTGGTCTGCTCGGCATACCATTCGCTAAGTTTTAGACGTTCTGATTCTATCTCTTCTTTGGTCATATTTTCCCTTCTATAATTTGCTGAAGTTTATAGATTACAATTGTTTCTTGGTCAAAGTCTCTTTGGTCTTCCCGATACGCATTTTCTAATTTCTCAAGCTCTTTTTTCTTTTCTTCTTCACTAACATCTTCAAACTTGTTGCCACACGTTCCCAAAGCACACGACCTACTTTCAAGGTAACTTACCTGCGATTTTTCCCACGCTCCCTTGCGGTGCTGTAAAAAATACGCTTTCAATACTTTTGCCGCTTCTTGTTCGTTCATTTTGTTCCTTTCTATTAGACTGGAAAATTAAGTTTATGGGTATTATCTTGAATCAAACTATCATTAACCGCTGTCGTCTTAAAACAAATTGTCGGTGATTTGGCTTTTAAGTTGATTGACCAATAACTTCTCAAATCAACTGTCCCCGATAATGTCGCTGTCCCAGAGCAAGTATTGCACCCCGTACAAGCCAGGAGGTCAGTTCCCGCCCCCGAAGCACAGGTTTTATTTGAGCAACTGCCTGTCTTGGTGCAACCTGGACAACTTCCGCAGTTTGCTTCCGACATTCCAACACAGGTTACATTCCTGCAGTAAGCTGGCTGGCCTGGTGGTTGGAACCACTCGCAACACGGTGCAACACAATCAGCATAAGCCTTGCCCGTGCACCCTGTGGTTGTTCCTGTGCATCCTGAATAATCATTATTACAGCAGATTGCATCACAATCTGGATATGTGCCGCAAGGTTCAGAATTACTACCAGAAACATTTACACTACAAATTAAACTCATTTTACACCACCGTAAATGCTATAACCCCAGCACTTGGATTTGTTATTCGCAAAGCATTTCCATTCGCTCCGTATATTGATGTTGCTCCCCCTTTGTATCCTGGTTCAAGTTCCAGCTTCGCATCACCAGCACTGCCATCCCAGATTGAGAAGGTATCACTGGCACGGTTCGTTCGGAGTTGCCAGTTGCGCGTCCCAGCAAGCCAGAGATTGAGGATAGCATCATCTGCGGCATTTGCCGTGATGATAGTAAGTGTGGGATTGACCCCAGTTGTTAAGCCCTGACGTGATATTGTCAGGCTAGTAAGGATTGAACCACTGACTCCTATAAATCCCGCCGTCGCCCCGTCCAAATAAGCGGAGTTGAGGTAGAGTCTGTGAGAATTAAGATTCAAATTATAGGCATTATCAAAGTAAGCCGCTATGACACTTGGTGCGGCTCCCTGAGTTGCTCCACATCGGAAGTCTAAAGTGCCATAATTTGAGAGTTGGATACCAAAGTCCCAGTTTCTTGCTCCTGCATTAGTATGAGAGGTATTGAATAAGACACGTGAATATGGAGAAGCAGCAACACTTGTGCTTGATAAAGTAAAAGTAACACTTGCGGCACTAATTATCCCACCCGCAAAAGTCGGGCTATCGGCTGTCCCCACGCCTAAAGTAGTTCTAATTGCTCCAACATCAGCATCGTCTAAAATAGAGCGTCCTGCGGCAGTTAAAGGAGTTTCCGCCCAAGTGTCCACACCTGTGGTATAAGCAATTTTATCTGCGGCTGTTCCAAGAGCAGATAAACTATTCAAGGTAGCATCTAATGTAATGTTGGTTCTTGTGTTAGCCGCATCATCAGAGGCGGTGATACCTGCTCCGATAAAGTTCATTATCGTTCTTTGGGTAAGACCAGTTCCTTCCTCTTGAATCGTGGCATATCCGCCTCCGCCACCGCCTTGAGCAACCCAACTTCTAACTCCCGCTACGGTAGAGGACAAAACATAACCGTCAACAGCGGGATTGCCGAGAACAGGTTCATAAACGCCGCTATGGTTGTGAGAACTCAAAGAATAAGTATTGGTATCCAACGCCCAAGTGTCGGCGGCGGTCTTTTTAAGAAAAGCGGTGGCAGTGAATCCTAAAGCGGCGATAGCGGTAAGGTCGGCGTCTAAGGGTTGATAGCGTGTGTCTAAACTTGCTATTCCTAAATTGTGATTAGTTCTTGAATTCATATAGCAATATACCTCACTACTTGAGATGCCGACCCTGAAATTACAAAGACATCGGCCAGATTATCTATGTCTAAACTAAGAGACTCCCCGGCCAATAATTCAAAACCGTTAGCGGTTGTCACTCCAGAGACTCCAACATAAACAGCAACCGTATTAGTCGATAAAGCCTTCACCGTAACGCTACTAACCGCCTGTGAAGAGGCGATCGCCTCCGCCATGGCCGTAGGGACAGTTTTAGAGCCATTATAAATCGTTGTCAGCGGCGCGATTGATAAAGAGCCGGAGATTGTTGAGTTCACTAAAAGCCGACTGGTCACCGGATCGGCTACCAAAGGAATAATAGTCCCATCGCCATCGCTGGACTCTACAATAATTGCCACGATTCTGTTTTCGTCTCTACGAGCCCTACTCATAGTTCTATTATATCACTTTAGAGATGGCTTTTTGATAATTCTTCCCGATCCTTGAGCAGAATCTCTCTTTTTCTTAGATCCCGCTCCTTGCCTTCTAAAACAAAGGCTTTTTTATTGAGGACATCTGCCCTGATTTCCAAATCTTTTTGAGCCTTCTGCATCTGTAAAGTCCTGTCGTTGAGCGTCTTTAATAAATCATTGACTTCCTTTAGTTTTGTTTCAGTTTCTTTGAGCTCCTTGTCGATTTTTTCTCTCTTGGTAGATTGCTCGTTCTCAAAAATAGCCTTCTCTTCAGTCAGGCCTTTTTCTTTCTCCCCTGCCAGTTTGAGTTTCTGATCGGCAAGAGAGTGTTGCTCCTTAAGATCTTTTTCCTTATCGTCTAAGTCTTTGGCTTTTTGATCCAATTCTTTATTAAAATTCTTGAGATCCAGTTCGTAAATCTCCAAAGCCTGCTTATCAGTCAAATACCTTTTCTTATCAGCCTCCAATTTCTCGCGTTTTTTATCTAACTCATTCCCACTATTAATTATTTCTATTTGAGTTAATTCTTTTTGGGTTTTAAGCATTTCTTCCTGTTGGCTCTTGGCGGTTTTCATCGCCTCCATCTCTTCAGTAATTTTCTCTTCCAGAGTTTTCTTTTGCTTTTCAAGCATGCTGATGTTACCGCCGAGATGATATAATTGTCGTCTTCCTGCCTGCTTAGAAGCCCATAAATTAGCAACTTCAATTTCTAAGCTTTTTTTCTGTTTTTTAAGCTCTTTAACATTATCATTTAAAAATTTAGCCGCATTCTCAAAACTATCCATTAGAACGCCTTAAGTTTTGCCTCTAAGGTTTCGTACGAGTCGGTCATCTTCCACTCTATCCCGAGCTTGGCGCATTCTTTGATTAAAGCCGCCCGCGATGGTTTGGGCTTCTTGGGGTCAAAAATCGATGTTTTGCCTTCCTCTTCAGGTTCGTCTGCTGGCAGAGGCGGTGTTTTAGGGGCTTCCTTCAAAACTCCTACCATCGGATTGGGAACTTCACCTAAGTCCATCGCTTTCTCTTCTTCTTGCGGATTGAGTTGTTGATCTTCGGCGATCAGTTTATCGGTCTCGGTTGGTGGTTTGATATCTTGCTCTAAATAGTAAGAATCGACACCGACTAAAATCTTAGCCAGCATCTTCGGTCGTTCAATCACGTTATTGACTAAAAACTGCTTACCGGTCTCGACTTCCATCTTCTGTAGCATATGATCAGCCAAGTGCTTAGCATAGTGCTCGGCTCGATAGCGTGGCACCCGGCGTGTCTCCCCGGGGGCGATCCTTAAAGGCGCGCCGCCATACTTAACTTGAAAAAAATCAGCGTGGCTCCAGCCTTCTTCGCTGTCGATATCAGTGCAATTGAGATCGATATTCTGGACAATTAAGATGTCCTGACAATCAGTCTTTGGGTTGGGCATTTTAATGCTCCTTTCTAAATTAGTTATATTTTTATGTAGTAGTTGGTGTTAAGTTGGCATCAGAAGATATCGGTCTCTATATGCAGTAAAAATCTAATGCTCCGCTAGTAATATTTGCTGTTCCAACCGTTAAAATAATATCTTGAGCAAAAATAGCCCATTCGGGAAGATTGCCAGTTGCCGCACTTTCTTCTCCTATAATAGCGTTATCAGCGTTCGCCGCATCGTGAAGCCAAATAGTGTCTGCGACAATCTCGGCAGCTGTTTCTTGTGGCATAAATATAGTTGTCTGACCTGAAATACCTACTTCTATTGTAGCAGTATTGCCAATTAGATCTGCTGTGCAAATTGCAATTAGTTTTACGAAAATCAATCCTTCAACAGTAAATATAGCCGTGCCATTTAAAGCACCGTCATAATCTCCCCAGGCGTCTGTAGTTCCACCTGCAAAAGTTATTGTTCTTTTGGTTATGAGTCCATCTGTAACAATTGGAACTCTGTTAGCGTCGCGATAGAAGCTTGATTGAGTTTGCATAGTTTAATCCTTTAGATTTATTATACCACAAATTAAATTTGTCAAATACCAAAAAGGATCCTTCCGGATCCTTTCGGAATCGACCTATTTTATATTTTAAGTTTAGGTTACCTTAATAACCATAAAGGAAATCTTTATCGTGCCGTTAAGAGCGGCTGAGGCGTGGATATTCTGGACGACTATCACTACGCTCCCTGCTGCTGGAGCAACAGTGGTAATAACAGGCATACCGGCGGTTGCCGTTCCCAGTGCCACGGATGCAAGAACAATGTCTGCCGCGGCTACCACAGTATTGGTCAAAGTCAGCGTATAGGTTGCCCCCGCTGCCGTACTTAATGATTCAGAGGTGATAACGCCGGCAGACTTGCTAAGGGTTGCTGCACCCGTCGTAGCCGTGGCCGTGCCGTTGTCAAGAACCGAAAGAGTCTTGCCGGTAGCTATCTTAGTATTACCACTTAAAGTATTTACACCTGTAGGGGTGGTGAAAGCAGAGGAAGAGGATGACATATCAAAGGTGCCTGTCGACGTGAAATTTCCTGTCGTGGTAATGTTCTTAGCGGTATTCAAACCTTCTTGCTTTACCACAGGAATGTGTTCTTCAATATTTATTGCCATTTTGCTCCTTTATTATTTAGGTTCTCCAAAAGGAGATCCGTTGCAAATGGGACAGAGTTTGGCCTCAACTCCTTTTCCAATCAGTCCTGTGTTATTGCAGTTTTTGCACCCTTTGGAAGCTTCTTCTTCTTTAGCAGCAACTGCTGCGGTTGCTTTTACTTTTTTTGCCATTTAATCTCCTAATCTATTGTGAGGAATATTGGTTTGTATTCGGTCGAGACCCCGACGGTGATAGCAAAGCCAATTTGCCATTCGGCCTGTGGAGCGGTGACGTCGGTTTGGTCAACAACGGCGCCAGCTGTGGCACTGGAAGCCATAAGTCTTGCGCCCAAAGTGACTGAAGCGCCGTTCAATACCGCAGCGACACCCCGTGTCTGAAGCCAGCCATAATCGCCGCTCGAAATGTCAACATACGGAACACCGGCCGGAGATTGGGTCGCGGAAGTTCCCTCGACTACTCCATTGTAGGTATTATAGAGCAAGGAAATTTCCGATGTTGCAGCCACTAAGGCCACTTTGATCGGGTCAAAGAGTTCAACGGTAATCACCGCGGACTGGGCAGCGGCCGCGTGCCCCGAAATCTTATAGGTATATCCTTCGCCGGTAGCGTCGTTGACACAAAGATAACCTTCGCTGTATTCGTTGGCGGTGGCTGCGGTCGCACCCAATGTGGCCTGAACTTCGGTTGCATTAATTGCCGCCGTCGCATAAACAACAATGTTGTGGTGGTTCGTCTTCGGCGCCGGCGCTAACTGAAGCTTGCCGTGAGAAATATTGGAGGCTCCAGCTACCGCATAGCGGAATTTTCGCTGATCAGCTAAAGCGACTAATTCACCAAGATTGTGCGTTGAACCCGCCTCCGTCCTTGTTTTATAAGGATCAAAGTCAAGGATGGTCGCGATAGATTCAAGTTTCATAATTGTCCTTTCGTATTAAAATTATTTTAGTTTCAAGGTCAAACCCCGGTGATACCAGTCAAGCGGCCTTGGCGGCGTGGCTGCCACGAAGTCAGGTTGCCCAAGAGAATCACGTCGGCGATCACCCCGAATTGATTGGTCGGAGTCTTCAGGCCTGACCAGTTGAAGCCGGTGAAGTTGCTCATCGGCGGTTCGGCATATTCGCCCTCAATTTGGGTTGAAGTGAAGGCAACTTTAGAGTAGTCAGCAAATCCCTTGGCGTCCCAGCCATACCAATCCATCCAGTTCTCGTTAAGCATAAAGAGGTTTTGAGAGGTGGCTTTCTCGTCGCGGACAAAAGGAATTCCCTTGTAGGAAACCGCCACAAAGCCCTGGGTGCCAACCAAACCCTGTCCAGCCCTCTTGGCACCGCCCACTCGTCCGACATCGTAATATCCCATCATCGAGTATTGCTCCCTAACCATCGGAGTTAATAACTGCTCGTAAAGATCCCAAACGGTCTCGTTGGAAACCATCAAAGTCGGCGAGGCGTTACCTGAACCAGAAGAAATCGCTGAGAAAAGAGTTGCCAATTTAGCTAAGGTTAAAGTCCCACCAGAAGCGGTTCGGGTAGCATTTAAGACCGAGTAAGTGGTTCGTGACAGACCGGCAAGAGTTGTAACATCGGTGCCATCATCAACAATCGCTCCCAGACCGAGGAAGTCTTTGTTGGCGTTGCCGGTGCCAGTGCCATAGATCATCGTCCCAATTGCATCAACCAATTCTTGCTGAGTCTCTTCGACCGCTTCTTTGACTAAATCAGTCTTCGATTCGGCTGAAGCATTGGCCACGGCATCCATACCAGAAATAGCCACGGGCTGTCGAGCTCCGCGCATGTCATAGACCATCTTCACTTTGGTTGAAAGCTGAGCGGCACTGAAAGTATCAAGCCCGGCAAAAGACGAGGCCGTGCCAGATAACTGATACTTAATTGATTTGCGGATATCATAGCCTTTGCCTTGCAAGGCGTTGCCGATGAGCCTCAAACATAAAATGTTTGAATTCAATACGTTGTCGACGATTTTAGGAATTAATACTTCCTGTGTCATCGCCATAATTTGATCGGAAAAAGTCATAGTAGTCCTTTCTATTATTGTTTAATAAAAAACAGCCCAAAGTTGGCGGACTGCTTAAAGCGTCTTTAATATTATTATATAATACTTAATTTGAAAAAGTCAAGTCGTCTATTCTTGAGACATCTGAATAAGCGAATCAATTGAATGAGCGTGTAAAGTTTTGTAATCAATTGGTGATTTACCACTCGCTCCGCGCGATGAAGATGATCCAACTGGCACGGTCTGTCCGGGCGATGAAGTCCGCGTGCGGATGAACTTATTACTTTTCGGATCAAAAGCCATCCCGTTTTGATGGTATTGGTCTAAAGCTTCTTTGGCGGCTTTCAAATCAGTGCTCTTGAGCCGGTAGCCGGCATAACCAAAGATCTCGCGTCTTTCCACTTTACCCGGATCTTCTGGATCGTCCATATTTTTAATCGGCTGGATTAAATTATCCTTTTCCATCTCGTCAATTTGTTTATTAAACGCCTCATTAATCGCTCCCCGCTCTTTTTCCTCTTCAGCATATCGTGCTTCTGCTTCTTCTTCTTTGGCTCTTAATTTTTCTTCAGCCACTTCTTCGGCATCTTTTCTCGCCGTCTCTCTGACTTCCTTCCAATCGCGTGGCTGTCCAGCCGGGCCGGTGTAAGGCAATTCCTCCCCGGGTTCTTCAGCGGGCGATGGAGTGACCAGTTTTTCTTCGATCCCGCTCAATTTGTCGTTCAGCGATTGTAAATTATCGCCAAGCGTGTTGACGGATTCCTTCAGAGAGTCTAACTCAGGATTTGGTTCTGGCTTTTTATCGCCAGCAGGAGGCGTTTGTGACTCGTCTCCTAATAGATTTTCCAGTGGGTTGGGCATGTTAAATGCTCCTTTCTAAAATTATTCGTTAGCTTTTTGTTCTAATACTTTTATTTTTTTCTCATCAAAGTCTTCTTCATTTAATTTTTGAGTGGCTTCCGGGGCTTCAACAGAGACGATCTCAAACCGGCCGGAGTGTAAAGGTTTCTTTGATTTGGAATTGCCCGTCTCATCTCCGATTGACAGTGATTTCATATTAGCATGGATGATAAAATCATAACCCTGATTGACCTTCATTCCTTTAATCTTGGGGCAGTCTTTTTCGGTCAAATAAAGCGTCGGTTTGATTCTTTCGACGACATCTTCCTTCGGCATTTACTCTCCGTGTGATTTTTCTTTAAGGACTTCTAAAGCTTTTTTGTGCACCGAAGTCTTTTTGGCTTTGCTTTTGCCTTTAGCGGCTTTCTTCTCGGGTAAGCTTTTGATACTTTTGGTCTCATGAGCCCATCGCTCGGCTGTCCCTTTTGGCACTTCACCGCGGGCTTCGGCGGCAAACATCCACCTTTGTTGCGCTTTTGATTTGAATGGCATCATGCCTCCTGTCCATATTTTCCGGACAAATATTGTAAGTATTCTGTTTTTAATTGTTCTCGCTCCTCTTTTTGCTTTTTGGGGTTTGGAACATAAAACATCTTTTTTTTGATATCACCTGACTTATCGCGCTTCCATCCATATGGCGTCCAGCCGCTCTTGACCTTGCTGACATAAAAACTTTTCCAATCAGCGCCGGTGTCCCGGACAGGAAGACGAGTATCAACCTTGAATCGCTGACTATCAACTTCAGTATCTCTTTTAGGTTGTTTCTTAAACCAATCTAATATGCTCATATTTTTATTATATCACAAAATCAAATTGTTGGTTGCGGGCTTCCACCTTCGGGAACGGCAGGCGTCATAGTCGTAGCTGGTGGTTGAGCAGTCATTGGAGCGGAAGGCGGAGCGGCTGTGGGGACTCCTACTTGTCCTCCCGCTTGCTGAGCAATCATCGCCTTGAGCTTCTGGATATATTGTAGGAAGTTCTGATGGACTTCTGGCGGCAACTGCTCTAACTGACCTGAATTAGAAAAGTCCATAAAGGCCTGGACATATTCGGCGGTCGGCATCCCTTGCGGTTCGACCGGCTGACCAGCCATAAGAGACTGAATATCTTGCTGGGCTTGAGCAGCAGTCAATCCAGGAGCCCCTGGCTGCCCCTGTGGAGCGCCTTCTTTGCCCCCGGCAAGTCCTGTAACCTGCTCATAAGCCGCATAGCCATCCATCTCCCCGCGCATGAAAGCAATTAGTCTTTGAGCTCGCTCTTTGGGATTGGGCACATCCATGTCCTCAAAAAGCGTTAAAGGATCAATGCTCTTGGAAGTGGCTAATTCCATTGCTTCTCCACGTCGTCTAACTTTATCAATAGTAGAAGCTTTAACTTTGAGCGAAATGCCTTCGTCAATACTATCTTGCGCCAGCGACAAGGAGACCATCTCGCCGTCCTTACCCATCGACCGAAGATAGTGTTCCTTATTATACATCGTCTTCATCATCTGCAAGGCCCAACCAGCCATCTCGGAGATGACCCTGACGACCATCGTCTCTACCAGGTCATCTGAAATAGTTAAATCGCCTTCACGGGTGATCTGTTTGGCAATGCCCGATTGTTGAGGTTGTGTCTCGCCGCGCGTGGTTGAATGAGTAGAAAACATTGAATCAATCTCGCCGCGATTAGCAATTAAATCGTCATAGAGCATTGGCGAAGGCGGAGCAGATTCGATCGTTCCAAAAGCTTTTCGAACATCATCTAAATTACCACCCGATCCATCTAACCAAACATGTTCGCCAGGGTCTTGAGAAACCCGCCGGGCTTCTTCTTTGGTAATAAAATTGCCGTTAAAGACTTTCTTAGGCACGGCGTTGTCGGCAATCTCGGTGATCTGCCGGCCCCGCTTATTGGTATTGCGCTGGATTGGAATTGCCTGCTCCACCGCGGTCGTATCATCTATTGGCGAATTGCCTAAGTTCTGATGAGTAAAGAAAATATAGGGCTTGCGCGGCCGTTCAAAGAAGTTTTGATAAACCGTTTTCGTGATTGGCAGACCGTTCTCATCTTGGGTCGGCTTTTCCACGCCTTCCCAGTCATAATATGGATTTTTGGCTTTATCTAAAATCATATTCTTATACTTCCAACAGACGCCTTCCTGCCGCGTGCCGTCCTTATCAAACCACGTAAACCAAACTTCCAAATAGCGCATTTTCGCCGCCATCTGTTGAGTGGTGCCTAAGATGATTTTTAATCTCTTTTTAAGTTCTTCTCTCTTGTCGGGGAACTTAGCCATCACCACGCCTACCGGCTCCTCAATCCATTCATAAATTAATTCCATATTGTCGGCGGTATAGCCATCATGGGGAATTGTGGCGGTGTGATCCATGCCAATTTTTCTGGGATCAATTTTCTCAAAAACAAAATCGCCGTTCTCTCCCCTATTGGGGTCCCAGGGAATTTTGATAACACCGGTGAAATTAAGGTGGTTATCGCGGATACCGTCTTTGACTAAACGTCTGATATCATCGTTTAGAACTCTGATAGTCAAACCGTCCTCAACCTTCTTGGCGCGCTCTCTGGTGGTTGGATCATCACTCGGCGGAATAACAATTATCTCTGGCAGTCGCGCAGCGGCGATGCCAATCCGAGTCTCTAAATCTCGCCAGATGATATTATCGACATAAGGAATCTGCCAACTTAAATCAAGCTGCGATTCGTCTATCTGCTTACCTAACCAAAAATCATTCATTCTTTTGCGACGCTTGTCTAATTTAAGCCGGCCGTTATAGAATTCGTCATCGGCTTTGATTCTTGTCTCAATCAGTCTAACCAAAAGGTTATCTTCAATATCAAGCTTCAGCGAAGGATGAATAAGAGAAGCTTCTTCTTTTCTTAATTCTTCGGTGGGTTTTGGAGTTGGTTGATCCATATAATTCTCCTTCAGCTAATCCAATATTTCGTTCGGCACTTAATCTTAAAATATCGATTACGATTGGCGTTGTAATCTTCAGTGGTTACATTAACAACTTGTTGGGTGACTGAATCCATAATGACTATATTATTACATTGAATCACTTTTGGTCTCTTTTGAAGATGCTTACCAGCGATGATAATATCAATATCAGAATAATATTCAAAGACCGTCTTGCCGCAAACAACACAATGAAACTTTTTCAATATCTTTTCGTCGGCAATATTGTCATCTAACCAAACTGATATCTCTGGCACTTTTGTCTTAAAAGCGGCGGGTACCATCATCATAATTTTATTATATCACTTATTCTCCGGCATACCACGTTTTGTTTGACGATATTTAAATTCTTCCCAAAAGTCAGGGGCTCTAAGTTCTCCAGATTTAGTCACCGTCAAGCCTTCGCCGGGTCGCCCCGTCACTGGCCTCACCGGCCCAGACAGAAGATGATATTTTTGTTTGATAAACCGCAGTCCCATGCCTAGGCTGTCGAACGCGTGATCCTCGCCTTCTGTGTCCACCAACTCCTGATCAACCTCATCATACACCAATTCAGGCAAGGTCCTAATCAGATTCTGACAGCGCTCCAAAATCAAAAGATTCGGTCGTCCATCCCGGACGTTCGCTAAGAACTGATGAGTAACCGCTTGACGATTCAGCCGCGCTGTCCGTGTTAGCGACTCTCCCTCGACTATCCTCGTCTTAATCTTGCTTTGAAAGATAGAGGCAATTGAGCGTTCACCTTTATCAGAGGCGTAGCAGTCCCGCGGCAAGACTAAATATTCGGTCGGTTCAATTGAAGCGAAAACGTTTATCTCGTCTGCCCACTCTTCAGGAGTCTTTTGGTTCTGATAAAGTTCACGATAACAATAGACTCGCTGAATACCGAATCTATCTTCCGGAGCCACGGCCAGCCACAGAGCGCAGCCCGGGGCGTTGTATCCCCAGTCAAAGGTGATGATTCGCTTGCATCTATCCAGAGGAATTTCTGGCTTTGGGATAACATGAACACTATTGAGAAATTCCCGAAAAACCTGGCCGATGAAAATATTCCAGTCGCCCAGCCGCCAAGCCTTGTAAAGTTCGGGATCAGTAACCTTGAGACCGTTAAGATAAGAAACATAACCGGGGTCTTTTTGTTGAAGAATCGGGTTGTCCTCGATCGTCGCCGGGATGAATATCCGCGTCCTGCCGGTGTCAGCGCCAATAAATTCCTTCCCCCACGGCGCCGGATCGATAAAGCGCCGTTTGACCCAGGCGTGCCCGGCACCATCCGGGTTAGAAGTATTGAATATCTTCGGGATCAAATCCGTAAAGGTTGACCGGCAGGAACCCAGAACCTGAATATAATATCGCTCCTGCGGAATAAGCGTCAGTTCCTCAATCAAGATCCGCTGGTATTCGTGGCCTAAATACTTCTCATAAGACCGCCGGTCTTTTAAGTGCCCGGTTCTAAAAATAGCCCCTGAAGGCCACCTGACCACTGCTGGCAGACCGGCTATTTGAGCGCCGTAAGCTTCATACATATACTCCGCCCGATCGAGCCAGTCAACCAAATCATCGTAGTTTTTTCTTAAAACGAGTGCTCTATATCGCGGGTGCTGAATATACAGTTTGCCCGGCTGATACTCCGGCCCCAAAAGCCATACCATCCCGGCATCGGTCTTGCCAGGTCCGCGACTGCCACCAAAAAGAGTTTCAAAAGCGGTGCTGTTGAGAGCTACCTCTTGTTTGGGAAACGGCTTCCATTCCATTATTTATTCTCAACTTTCGGCTTGTAAATATGAACCATCTCCAATCTGCCTTCAACATCAACCTCACTTGATTCACGATATCTCCTATCCTTAACTGATAATAAATATCTTGCCGCTGTCCATTCGTTAGTAGCATGCTCCTTAATAATTCCCCTCAATTCATCTATTGCTTTTGCGTCTGCAAGGTCAACTGCTAACGCAAATGACGCTTTCCTCCGTTTCCATACGTCGAATTGAGTTACCGATACTCTAGCCAACTGGCACGCATGGTTATAGAAGTTGCCCCTCTGTATATGCCCAAGTATCACTATGATCGGCTCTTTTTTGGCGGTGTATTCTTCGAGTTTTTTGATATCATTTTTGATGTAGGCTTCAACGGCTTCTTTATTGTATTTCATGATCGCATTTCTTTTTTTCTTGTTTTAATACTACTGGAATTCCTTTATATGTCATTGCTTTTCTACCATCTTTGTAAACATAAAATCCTCTAAGGATATAATCTTTCTGGACTATAGGCGTAAGCAAATAGAAATGCTCAATCCATTCATCATCTGATACTTCAATAAGTCTAACCTCTTTGTTTAATAATTGTTCAAATCGTTCCCATAATTTAGGTCTTTTCATTTTTACTCACCTCCGTCCATTTTTTATTATCACTTTGTCTTATTGGATCTTCTCCCGTAAACTGATAACCTTCCTAATATATTGAATACGTTGCTCGTTGCCTTTGATTTGTGCAATAAATTGGTTTTGGAGTTCAATCAACTCGTCTTGCTGTTTCTTATCATTAGTTCTTCTAATTGGCTCTGCAAGAATATCCCGGCTTATCTCTAATAGCCAGATTTGTTTTTGTAGGTCATCGATGTGCTGATTTAAAAATTCTTCCTTATTAAGTGGCATTTAATACTTTCTTCCTGCTATTTATTACTAAAAAATTATCAATAGAAATAAACAAGAAATCTTTTTTATTTTTTATACTCAATTTTAAACAATCATTAATCTCTTCTCCTAATTCTTGACTCAATATTAAATATAATACTGGTCTATTATCAAAGATAGTTTTCAAAATAATTATTTCCTCGGGATTGTCTTTTATTCTTTGTAATTGTGATTTTCCAATTATATCAATCCATTTAAGTGGCAATTATTTCCTCGCTTTCTGCTTTAGGTTTTGGCTTATCTATCTTTAATTTCTTATAGCCTGCTCTATCTAATTCTTTTTGATTATAGGTATCGCTGACTCGGTTGGGGAATCGTTTAATAAAGTCCTCTCGTGGCTTTATTTTCCTCTCGTGCTTATCATATTCGTGCGGTGGTAAAGTGTCGCCTTCATTCATAATTGAATCTCTGCGGACACGGAAGCTGTTTCGTGTCAATAAGCCATCAGTTGAAGTACCGCCAGCTTCAGAGAACCCGCCGCAATTATGGCAACTCTCCTTGCCATCTGAATCAACTCTTATGTGTGATGAGATATGACCACAAGTGTGACATTTCATAACAATTCCTTGAATCGTTGTCGTTCTGGATTATCTAACTCTTCCTTCTCTTCTGGAGTATAGGGCTTTACCGGGCCAGATTCAGTTGGTGGAGGTTTGAACTTACTTTTAATCTGCTCCATCTTTTTCTCTAATTTTTTAGAGCCAACCAAATAACCAACCACACCACCAATCAACAAATTAATCAGCGTAAGGAGCGAACCAACGAGTAAATAAGCCATATAAATACTCCTAAAGCTACTAAGTAAGCCCCGATGCTTAAATACCAATCTCTCCATGCTTTTTTCTTGGCCTGTTCTAAACTCATAATTCTCCTTCTATTTTATGCTTGCCAATCTTTGAATATGTTAAGAGATATTTTTTGAAGCAAACTGGGCAGACGATATAAGTATCCTGCGGCCTCAGAATTTCCACCGACGTGCAACCACAGGGCAACTTTAATATCTTCCTTATAGGCCTAATATCAAACTCATGGTTGAGACGGCGTATCTCGTCCATCTTCTTTTTCCTTCTTGGTAACCACCAAAGAATTAGTAGTTAAAATTGAAGCCGCACAGGAGGCCGCATTTTCTAAGGCAGTCCTACTGACTTTCACTGGATCAATAATACCGGCCTTGACCATATCCTTAATCTGACCGTCAATCACGTCAATACCGATGTTTTTAACCTCGTCGGCGAATTGTGCCTGCTCAATCTTTTCTAACATCTGTCCAGCATCATATCCCGAATTAGACATAAGCGTCTGGAATGGTTTTTTGATGGCTTTAAATACTAATTCATAACCTGTCATTATATCTCGTTCATTACCTGGTGCGGTTTCTATTCTTTTAGATGCATATAAATAAGCCACTTCACCACCCGGCACGATACCTTCTTCGATCGCCGCTTTAGTCGCCTCAATAGCGTCAATACAGCGTTCTTTCTTCTCTCTCATCTCCATCTCTGAAGGCGCGCCGACATTGATAACCGCAATCCCGGAAGTCAGTTTAGCTATTCGCTCTTTTAAGTTTTCCTTCTCAAATTCCGAAGTGTCATCTGAAGATAGAATATGCTCCAATTGCTCAACTCTTTTTTTAATATCTTCCTTGTTGCCTTCGCCGCTAATAACCATTGTGCTGTCTTTAGTTGAGACCACCTTTTTGGCGTGGCCATAATCTTCTAACTTCATCGTCGCTAAAGAACCGCCCGTCTCCTCGGAAATAAAAGTTCCGCCGGTAACAATCGCCAAGTCCTGTAAGAATTCTTTTTGTTTGTCGCCATGTTGAGGAGCCTGAACCGCCAAGACGTTAAAGAATCCTTGAATTTTGTTTTGAATTATAGAACCTAAAGCAATACCAGAGACTTCACCGACAATAAAGACGATGTTCTTCGGCATCTGCACCGGGGCGTTCGGGTTCTCTTTTCTTTTATCGGTAGTATAAAGATTCTCTAAGTATCTCGCCCACTCCATAAATTGTGTGTTAGTGGTAAGTTTAGCGTCCGTGATTACTATATATGGTTCGTCAATTATCGCTTCCATTGTCTGGGGGTTGGTGATTAAATACGGCGAGATCCAACCCTTGTCAAACTGCATGCCCTCTTTGTATTCGACGTTCATCCCGACCGTGTTTGACTCCTCAACCGCAATCACACAATCCTTGCCCAGCTTCTCAATCGCCCCGGCGATGAGGGAGCCGATGGTCTCGTCTTGGGCGCTGATGGTGGCGATCTGCTTTATCTCCTCGTTGGTTTTAATCTTCTGCGACATATTCTTCAGGGCGGTCACAATATCTTTCACCGCCATCTCGATGCCCTTGCGCAACATCATCGCGTTAGAGCCGGCGGCGATGTTTTTGATCGCCTCAGAAGCGATCGCATGAGTTAGAATTGTCGCGGTGGTAGTTCCGTCTCCCGAATTGTCATTAGTCTTCTGGGCGGCTTCCTTGATAAGTTGAGCTCCTAAGTTCTCAAACGAGTCATCTAAATCTATCTCCTTTGCACAGCTAACCCCATCGTGGAGGATGCTCGGCGATCCGAATGGTCTCTCAATAGCAACATTGGCCGCTTTGGGACCTAGAGTAGACCCAACTACGCGGCAAACTTTTCCAGTTCCTACTAATAGTTTTTCTCGTGCCTTAAGATCAAACAAAAGTTCTTTGGACATTTGAAATGTTCCTTTCTATTCTTATTTTATTATACCAATAATGTCCTGGAAAGCCACAATCCGATATTTTTTACCTTCCAATTCTACTTCGCTAGCAGAGTATTTTTTGTAGATGATGGTATCACCGATTTTTATTTGATTACTTTTGTAGAAATCATAATTATCTTGTAAAGTTAACTGGTATCCAGCTTCTAATAATTGTCTGACTCCTTCTTCTTTTATGGATGTGTGATCAACCACCTTCCCAACCTGCGACTGCTTATCCTTTTCTTCCGCCAATACAATTCCGCTTGAAAGTTTTTCTTCTTCGTCCTCGACGAGCACCATCCCTGCAAGAGGAATAATTTTTTTGCTCACTTTACCTCCTCTTGCGGCTTCTCTGCCTCTTTAATTTCTTGTTCTCTTTTATCTTCGTTGATAAACTTATCAATAGTATTCATTTCGGCAATAGATAGTGGTGGTTGGACATTTTCTATTGCCTCAAATGGCAACATCCAGACATCCAAGTCAATTTCTGTTTCCATAAAATCGTCCCATTCCTTCTCAAAACCCCTAGGATCTCTTAACTTAAATTGACTGCCATCTAAAACCGGCTGACCCCTCTCATCTAACTCCGCATACTTTTTAATTAATTCCAATCTCATCTTCTCTATGTTTTCCAGTTCGCTCAAAACTTTTTTTGAAGTCTTCATAATCGAATAGGCCAATTTGGCGTTCTTAAACGGCACACTAATAATCTTGTTTAGCGCCGGCATCGCCGGCAGAAGCTCCCGCAGTTGAATTTTCATACTGGTTCTCCTTTCTCAAATTTATTTTTAATATCTTTGACTGCCAAATAAATATAAGGTCTGAGCATACTCCCCATATCTTGTCTGACTTCATCGGCTATTTTTTTAAGATCTCTATGCCAAGAGACAGGCACGCGAATATAGAATATAATTGTTGATTCTTTCTTTGTTTCCATAGTTTTATTATAGACAATAACCCGCTGTTGTCAATATCCTCTCTCCTCTCTTAAATTGCTAATTTTAAATTACTTACTTGCTATTGGGGGGACTAAATTTCTTAATTTTTTTAACGCAACCCTTCGGTATTCTGAAAACTGAACCAACTCGATAAGGGAAAAATTCCTCGCTGTTATGTAAAGACATACTTAAGGTATAATACTTTTTGCTTTCCTTTAAGAGGTAACCAATCGTGATAAACTCATCGGTCGGGTCTTTATCCACATCTTCCAGAGCCTCCCAAATACCGTTTGTGCCGATAGAATCAATCCATGTTATTTCAACTATCTTCATTCTTTACCTCCAACATTATAGGGGTGGGTCATCTCTCCCTTTCACCGACAGATGGGTCGGGACTAATCGTCAAAGATTCAACTAAATCTTCATGAAATCCTTTTTGCTTTTGTCGCCACTTTTCTACTTTAATAAATTGTTCCCAGTTATATTTTTCTGCTGGTGTTTTATGTTTCATTTCCCCTCCTTTAATGATTGGATTGCGTCTAAAATTTGGTTCCAAAGTTCTAATTTTTTATTTATTTCTGGGTCAGAAACAGATTTTTCTGAGAGTATTGCTTCGTTGGAAATGGTTTGTTCGGCGTTTAATTCTAAGTCAAATTCTGCTCTAAAAATGTTTTCTTTTATCTCCTCCACACACCGTCTCCTCTCGTCAGCACGGGCTTGGTCAAGAGCGGATTTAATTTTATCCCTATAATCGTCTGCAAGTTTTCTATAATTTTTACCACCATTTAACATTGCCGCCATAACGGCGATATTACAGATTTCACCAGGTAATCCACAATCTTTACAAATCTCTTCTTTCATTGTCTCATCCTTCATCACTCTCCTTTACTTAATTTAGATAATTCTTTTGGTGGCGTAGTCCCATCTGATTTAATTCTATGTTTGTCGGATAAAAAGATATAATTATTATTCTCTAAAATTTCTGCTGTAGGTAAAATCTTTGGCAATCCATCCTTCCTCAAATAATGTTCTTTTTTAAGCCATTGAATATGTTCATTGATAGTGCTTAACGCCAAACCAAACTTTTTCTGAATATCATAATGAGTCGGTGGTTTTAATTTTAGATGCTGACAGATATATTTGTAAATTTCACCTTTAGTACTGTTTTTCATCTCTCTCCTTTACTTAATTAATTTTTGAAGCATTTTAGAATCTAATCCTAAACATTTATTACAAGTCCATTTTCCATTTATTATACTCATAAAATTCATTGGAAAGTTATTTTTACATTTACGACATTGATAAGCAGCTATATTAAGATGTAATTTGTCCCGATAATATTTCACCTTCATCACTCTCCTTTACTTAATCTCTCCAATTCTTTTTCCAGAATCTTCATCGCTTGACAATCGCCTGTCTCAATATAACCGCCAGGTTTACCTCTTTTACGGAGTTTTTCAATTAAAGATTCTAATAATTTTCTTGCCCCGTCTTTTTCGGCTTCTTTAAATAACCAATTTGACGTGTCTTTTAAGGCTTTATTAAAGTGTTCAGTTACTTTTTTATCTATTGCCATTAGGTTCTCTTTTCGACCTCTCTCGTAGCCTCGTTTTTCGGCTTGCTTGATTTGAGAGGAGATGAAGGATTTGACTTCATCAATATTACAAGGACTATCTCCTATACATTCATAAAAATCATCATCAAATTTTTTTTCCCACGCTTCTTTCATTTTGCCTCCTCTTTTTCAGATTGATTTATTTCTCTTTTAATATCTGCTAAATCTTTTTCAATTTTTGCTGTATGATCTCTAAATAAATAACCGATGATCAACATTAACATAAAACCTATTAAAGTAAATATGATTTGAACTACTTCATTCAGCGGACTACACGTTATATCATTCATAGTTCCTCCGTTTCTGGGGGATTGTGGCCGCCGGTCTCGCCTATCTCAGGTGCCGGTCGAAGGCGCCGCCAGGCATGACCATCTCAAGCCACAACCCCCCCGAATAATTATTCTCCTTGTAAAGTCTCAATTAACTCTGAAGCCTCTTGCATCGTGATTGTTGCCATATCTACATCATAGACTTCTTTGATATTAGTATCGATATTCTCTTGGCTATCTGTCTTGCCAGTCTTTTTGGCAATTATTTTGTATATCGCCTGAACTTGAGCCGGAGTAGCCGGTTTGTCACGGTTCTCTGGTTTAATGTGGGCTGACCCGTTAAAGTAAGGCTCTGTGTGCCCCTGTGGGGCGTTATTTTGCTCTTCGCCACCTGTTACACCATCCATCTCTTCTGCGGGCGTTGGTTGATATCCGCCTAAAGCCATGATCCAAGCAAAAGGCAGTCTGAAAGCCTTACCAGTCGCCCGTGTCTGCGCCATGCTTCTAAGAGCATAATCATCGCGAGTTGCCCAGTTCTTTTCATCGCGAGTGCACATCGCCTCTCCAGCCGAAATAGATTCTCCCTTGAGTGTCTTGAGCACTACCCGCGCCTCCCAACCTTTTGGCTTGCTATCACCGTTAGATTTGATCGGTTTTGTCCACTCCACTTCCGGAAACACCCCCAACAAAGCACCCAACGTTGCCCAACCTTCGGCCCGGACATACTTCTTGCCGGCGATCATCGAGTATAGCTTCTTCGCCTCAATGAGCGGCGCTAAGGCATCCGCGGTCTCAGTCGCTCTTCTGACTTGTTCGGCCGGGCCAATACTGCCAAAGACCGAGATCTGAGTTTGATTAGTCTCGGCCTGTGATGACTTTGTCAGGCTCTTTTGATTCTTGTTGTTGTTCATTGCTCTCCTTCGTAATTTTAACCCCTTCTTCTTCTAAGGTGACTTTAACTTTGTCCCCCACATGCCAATCATACTTCTTGGCAATCTCCTTACCGGCTATTAAGATACAAGGCACATCCTCCTTCTTATAGCTCGGATGTTTGCTTAAGACTCTTACTTTTTCTAAAGCCATTTTGACTCCTTCCCCTCGTTACCTGTTAATTTACTGCTGTCGACCTCAGCAGTTTTGATTACCATCGCCTTTGCCAGATCAGGCTCTTCATGCCGTCTGTCTGCATCACAGGCGATCCTGATGCAGGTTTCCAGTGCTGTTTGCCTTCTCATGATACCTCCTTTTTAGCTTTCTTTTTAATTTTATTAATATCGAAATTAAGTTTTGTAATTTGCTTAGGATAAGCTTCACTATCTTCCTCCCATGAGCATGAAAGATTCACATGATATCTATAATTATCATCACCGTATCTTATTCTGCTCAAAATCATCTCATCTATTGGTTGTTCAGGTATAAGAGCAAACCTATTCTCGCTCCATAGTTCTATTTTCATATCATCTCCTTTTTGACTTATCCACATATCCTTACACTACATACTTATTATAAAACAACAACAAATTGTTGTCAAGCCCCCACTCCTGAACCAAGTCAATATAAGTTATCCCCAGAGAACAAAAATACAAAACCGAAGAATTAAATTCCCCTGCTTGTAATAACCCTAAATTTGATCCATAACAGCCAATACCTCACCGACGTAGCTTGTCCGGACAGTGCCGTTATAAGCCCATAAGATCCCAGCTGTGTCCCTACCGGCATAAATTGCTGATGAGCTAAAGCGTTCTAAAATAAACGCGATGCCATCAGCCCACGAGTCAAACCCTGTTTTGGCCGAGTTCCATCCCCACGCATTATTATAGCGCTGGTGCAGACCGGCCGAGGATTCGACCAGTGATATTGCCGGAAGGAGCCGCCAGTCTATCTGGTGCTTGTCGGCTTCCCGGACATAGACTTCTCCCAATCCCGTCATCGGTGAATTATGTGAAGCCAGCCAGTTGTCAATTCTATTTGGCCGTTCGTCTATAACTGGTGTTTGAACGACGATATTGTCAATTTTGGGCGGGTCAACCTTTACCTGCTCAACCGCTGGATGCCAGATGCCTACAGCCGTGATCAGTATTGCCAGTATATTCTTGGCGATCCATGTTAATTTACAAATTATTTTCTCCCTCCTAAATATTGTAATCTATGTAATCTCCCATGACAACTTTTACAGAGTGTTTGTAGATTAGTCGGCTGATTATTGACTTTCAACCCATTATCAGTGTCGTGTCTTCCATGATTATCAATATGATGAATATCTAATTTGTTATAAGGATATTTTTTTTTACAAATTTGACAAGTATAATTATCGCGTTCATATACATACAGGCGATTTCGTCCGCATCGTGGGTATCTGCCCCTTTTTCGGTATTTCTTATTCCATTTCTTAATATAAGAATAAACTTTTTCTTTATTGTCTTTCTGCCATTTTTTTACCTGAGACAATTGTCTTTCTTTATTTTGAAGATAATACTTATGACGATATTCGCGTCTTTTTTTATTTTTCAATTTCCAGTAAGATTTTAAGATTTGATTTGACATATTTATACTATAGTATAAATAATCCCATTTGTCAAGTCCTTTTTAATTATATCACAAACCAACTTTAGCGAATTCTTCTTCGGTAAATAACCATGGTAGATTTTTCTTTGAACGTTCAATATTTAGCTTAATTCTTTTAAGCCATAATTCTCTTAAAGGTGATTTCTTCTTATTTTTTAACCTCTCGGCTAATTCTAAGTAGTAATTACCTTCTTGCGCCCGGGATTTTTCGGCCAAGCTATCGTCAAAGTACGGTTCAATGGAAACAAGGCGAGACACAAGAACTCTTAAATTTCCTAATCTCAAAAATCTGTTATTACCAGTGTCCTTCCATTGGTCATAAGCCTTATCAACCATTTTAGTCTGGCCTTCATTTAAAATTACTTCTTCCCCACCGGCGAATTTAACTTTAAACTTGGTCAAGATCAATGATGTAGTCTTTGGCATTTTGTTCCTTTCTATATTGATTAATTAAACTATTCCATTTTCGTTCCAAATCAAGCGGATTATTAAATGAGGGAATATAGTCGCATACTTTCCGTTTTTTTTCAGCCCAAATAATAGCACCGCAAACTTCTTGAATACCATATGCTTTTACCAGCCTTTTAATAGGAAAATCAACCAATATCCTACCTCCAGTTGGATATTTACCGTAAACTTTTTTCCAAATTTCTTTAAAAGTGATGTAATCATCTACTACGATAGTAGTAGTTTCTTTTGTAAGAGTTTCTTTTGGTATACTATTTGTATCTATCTGTTTAGATAACTTTTTCTTATCTATTTGGATAACTCCACTTATCTGTTTAGATAACTTACTTATCGGTTTAGATAACCATTCTTCATAATTCTTATTGAAAGAATATGACTTATCTGTTCGGATAAGTATTCTCCTATAAACTAATCTTTTGAGTATCTTATTGATATTAGGATCAATCATCCCAGTTAAGTCCCGAAATTGTTTGTAAGCTATCCAATCCTTCTTTTTATGCCAACAATATGTCTTACGCCAAACCGCCCACAAAATTTGTGATTCATTGGGACTCAAATACGTCTTCGCTAAAACCTCAACCAATTCATTAGCAAGGTCTAAATGACCATTTTCTATTTGTGGAGAGGCCATATTCCTCCTACAAACTAGCCCGCAGAGAGCGGAAGCTTTTTTAGGAGCTTTTTCTCTACGGGCTAAAGTTTGAATTCAAGCTTTATGATACAGATTTAGCTCCCGTTACTTCCGCTAAATCCATATTACCACCCCCATTTTGGTTGTCAAGTAAACCAATAAAACCAGAGTTATGCACAGATACCAAAAATAGCCAGCGCTTTATACGCCCGGGTTTGCACCGGGTCGTTTTTATCGTAGGCAAGGAGGGGAAAACCTACTGCGCATAGCTATTTTGGAAGGAGTCGAGAAGGGCTTTCTCGAGTTCAATACTATTATACCACACTATTTGTTGGTCGAAAACACTCGAACGCCACCAGCGGCGGCCAAACCGATCAAAAGACCAGAAAACCAATTGACGCCAGAGATACCAGCAAAACCTGCCAAAATACCAAGGACAGCGGCGACCACAATAGTCACCCAGCCGTTAATCGCCTGCGGTAAAAGCCTTTTTAAGACTTCGGTCACGGCGATGATGGAAGATGCCAAAATTACTTGATCCATAATTTCTCCTCAAAAATTTATACCTAATGCTCGACCTTTATTTATCTCTTTTGTGGCTAATTCTAAGCCACCAAAGATATCCGTTTGTAAACCATAGGCCCCAACTTTGTCAATTAAGACCTTAAGTTTATTATACACCTCTTCGACCGACTTTCCCCACGCCACTAAGACGATGATTGAACTCAAGCTCGGGACGGCGTAATAGTGATTTTGATATTTAGCGAATTTTCTGAACTTAATATACTTTCGATATTTCTCGTCAAAGATAATTCTCACCCAGTTTTTATCGGCGTGCTGACTTTCTAACGGGAGTGCACCTACATAGTTGTCAATTGGGTCGATCTGAACCTGTTCTTTGCCGGCAATTTTCCAAACCAGTTCGGGGTAGTTTTTGATCCACTCGACATAGCCGGCCGATAAAGGCGCCGGTTGACGCGCGCAAATATCTATTGGATAGCTTTTGTCTTTGGAGACAACTTTTTCTTCGATCGACATTGCCCCCCGATAGTCAAGTTTTCGTAAGACTGGCGTCAGTTTATCTAAGGTATTCTGCATCTGCGCCGGCAACTCCTCCACGAACTTGCCGATATAAAAAGCCTTTTCAATTTCGTAACCATATAAATATGGTTTTACAAATTCATTACCGTTAAAGAAAACGTCCGAACCCGGCTCGACGGAGTCATCCTTGATCGCTTCCTCAACTATAAATTCAAAATTGTCTTTGAAGGGTCCAAAAGTGCTATCCAATTCATTTAAAATCAATTCGGCTGAATTATAGTCTTTAGAGTGGAAGCTCTCGACATCGCGGCGGAATAAATCAATTTTGACATACTTATCCTTATTGGTCTTTAGGTATTCTCTAAGCGCCGGCGTGCCTTTGATTTTGACAGCGTTATTAACTGGAAGCCCGATTTGTTTCATCACCTTTTTGAAAAGCCAGCGATCATTCTCTAAAATCTCGCCCTTGCCAGATCCGAACACCCGATAGCCTTTTTCTCTAAGATATGACATAGCGTCGTTGCTGTAGACGTCGAAATTAACGATACAATCCGCCTCGTCAACGTGATCCCAAAAATAGCGTATCTTTTCAACTCCAGTCCCCTGGCCGATAATAAAATCCCTAAAGGCCGGGAAGTCTGATTGCCAAGGAGTGTAATAAAATACCTTGTTTTTACCCCCATTTGTTAAAGCCGCGGCATGCTCGGCAAATAAACCATAATCAAAAACTAAAAATTTTTTCATATTCTATAGAATAAATTGGGGGGTTGGTTGTTTAGCGGATTACCAGCTAACTTCGCTGGGATTGTTCTCGCATTGTGCGAGACACGTTGCGAACCAACCCCCGTTGGTTGAGGCGAGGCATCACCTCCCTTTACATAGAATGTCCTGCACTTTTTTCTGCTGTTCTTCCAGTCGGCGCTGCGTTTCTTCCAGCAAGGTTGCACTGTAGCTCGATCCTGGAACCTTGATGATAATCTTGAGATTTCTCACCAAGGTGATCAGTTCCCCGAGGCTATCATGCAAGACTTCGAAACCGCGTCGTTCCTCATCGGTCATTAGCCTCACCGCCTTTTTACTTCGGCTCTATCTATACAAGAATTTTATTATTCTTATACACATAGAACCGAAGTAGCATAACCTTTGACTATTTTATTCCCAGGAATTTTCTAATTGCTTTGGCCAATAGTTCAGAGGCGCTCAACTCATTAATATCAGGGCAGGGTGGACAGACATATTCTTTCGCTTGGCTAAGTTTTAATTCATTTAGTTCTTGGTTAAGTTCTTCTAGTTCTGTTCTTCTCACGAAATACTTAAAGAAATCGGTTCTGACTTGTTCTTTCAAAAAGCCAACCAAATCTATATTCGAATCAGCAATCTGCTCGGCTTCTATTTGAGTATCATGTAGCGTTGCGGGTATGCCAATATCGCTGTAAAGTTTATAATACCAATAATCCAAAAGCTCCTTAATTTTTCCTACTACCATTGCTCTTGAAGCAAAACAAGGTTCGGGCATAGTTTCTCCTTTCGGTCTAAGATAACCGATTATATTTTTATAAGTATGTTGTTGTATATGACAAGGGCTTCCAATTGGCCAATTCTGGTCAAAAGAGTTGAAAGTGTCAGCTGACAGTTGACTGACAAATACCGCAATATGCCCGAGTTCACCAACACCAGAACCCCAGACCACAATATCCCCTGCTTGAGGAGAATTGACTACATCGTAGAAATTCTTATCAGCATTATCTATTATGTTAAGAGCATTGCCAGAAATTACAGGCCAACCATTTTCTGCTTCCCACAATTTTGCAAGGTCGACACATTGGGAACCATATCCACCATCCCAGTCAATAGATGTATCATCCCATTTTTCTATAAATTTACTTAAATCCACCATTTTTTTCGCCTTTTAATTCTTTCATCTTTATCCATATGACACTTCCTACATAATTTTTCCCAATCTTCACGGTCTAATTTATATTTTCCACTTATGTTATGCCATTCTACATTTTTAGTTGATTCGCAATTTGAACAAATGTTTGCTTTACCCCATTCCCTTATTATCCGACTATGCAATGCTCGGTATTTGACAGCATCGCCTTTCCAATTTCCACACTTCTCGCCCCTATTCGCATCTCCTATCTTTTTTCTAGTTTCTTCGCTGACTGGTCTTCCAATTAGTTTGGCGACTATTTTTCTTTTATGTTCCTCTGACAATTTCTTACCCTTATGAGCTAAACTAATTTTTCTTTTTGTTTCCTCTGTGTGATGCCTACCAAGCCAAGAATTATATCCTTTGTGTCCTTTTTTGAACGATGTCGAGCTAATAGCCATAGTTTTTCCTTTCCATAACCATTATACCCAACGATTTACAAGGTGTCAAATTGGTAAAGAAATCCGCCATCAAACTCCAAATAAGTATCATCATATTTTTTGATAAATTCATCGAGAGTCATTTTTATTATTCTTCCTTGAATTAAAGTGCATAACGATATTGAAAATAGCGCCAATAGTGGCTGTAATTGAGGAACCTAAAATAATCCAGAACCATTTCATGAGAACATCCACTTGAGCTTGAATCGTTCCCATTTCTCGGTTCAAAACCATCATGTGCTCATAGATTGACTTTAGCATGTCCTGCTCAGTCATATACCTCCCTACATAAGATCCATAAGCTTCTTGATGAGAACTTTGGCGATGTTTTTGGTCTCATCATCTACCAAAGGGCTACTTTTGATTGTCTGGCCGGCCTGGAGACCACCAAGAACATTTTGATCAGTCCTGGCAGTAGGGGCGGGCGCGGCACCTCCAGCGGGCGGCGTAGTCGCCCCGGCAGGGGGTGCGGTTGGCGGAACGGCGGCCACTGGCGTATTGGGGCCACCACCGGGTGTTGCTCCACCAGGCAAAGTTACCTGGCCTGTCGGCGGGGTTCTAATATCGCCAGTTCTTCTTCTTTCAAGAGCCTCACGGATTAAACTCATGTCGATTCCAGGGGGCGCTGTGATGTTGTCCATAAATTCCTTTCTATTTTATTATATCACTTATTTTACCGCCCGAGGCTGTTTCGGGGCTGAATACCACGGCGTAGTTTTCTTTGTTTTAGTTTTTTCATAGCCATATTTATCGAGAAGTGTCTGAATAGCCGCATCTCTGAAGTGATCTAAGGCGCTGGCTTTGTCCTTATCGCTTGAACCAAGATAGTTAGAATTCATCATGGTGTTTTGGTAGACACCGGGCAAAGTTGATTTCAATTCATTCAAGAATTGATTATAAGTATCAGAAGACACTTTAGTTTTAAAATCTTTGATATTAGCTAATCCTTCAGGATCAGACATAGTCGGGGCATTTCCCGAGGATTGTAATCGATTGAATTCAGCAACTACATTATCAGGGATATTATTAAAAAGCGTCTGCAATTTTTGTTTAGTTCCACCATAAGTTTGGACACCAACGCCAATTAAAGATAACGCACCTGCTAAGGCGGCTCTGCCTACTTTTTCTTGACCTGAAGCATCTCTGTATGCTTCCATTGTGTCCGAGACCAAGAGTGGTTCCCACATACTGCCAAGTCGTTTTAAAGTATTGACGTTGAGACCTAATTTAGCACCAGTCCCAAACCTTTCCTGTCTGCTGGCGATGTCTAATGCCAATGATGGTATTGGAGCCATCTTACCAGCAAAAAATTCTGATATCACATCGAGAGTAGTTCTACTACCATATTCGCCAGTATCCAATTCTTTAATTTCGCCAGTCTGGGTTTTAGTTGCGTGCATCGATAGTTGTCCTAAGAGACGAATATATTGTCCCATGCCGAAGGTTAGATCGATTCTGGTATTACCAACCCTTGCCCTACCGAAAGCAGAACTTCGCCAGTCTGTCTCAACGTCTACTCCACTATGCTTGAGACCAAAAATTAGTGCAGTCGCCACCCCCGCCATAGTTGCTAAGGATTTAGCTGCTTCTTTCCGTGCGATACCAGATTTAGTAACAGGGCTAGTAATCAATTCGACTCGGGAGGCGATATATCTCGGAGCAAATAATCCTGTAGCTAACTGATTAGCAGCTGGCTCTAATCTACCTAATTGACCTCGACCCGTTCCTATCCCAATAACTTCTGCTAAAGCCTTTAATTGTTGTGGATCTTTGGAAATATTTATACCTCTTTTTTCAAGAGCGTTGATTGTATTAGACATCCGATTAAATCGTAAATCATTAAGCATGCCTGTAAAAAATCTCTGAGAAGCATTCAGTACGGGAATCCTCATCGACAAATCTGTCTGAAACTGCTCCTCTCTTTGAGTCATTTTTTCACCCAATTGAGTTAGTCCAAGTTCTTTTCTAAATGGAGAAATAACATCCCAGTTTTTGTTAGAGTACATATTGATTTCTAATTCATCAAAATTTCTTTGGCTTGCAGCATATTTAAGGGCTCTACCAAAAGATGCAAACCATTCTTTGCGTCCAAAATATGGTGCGGCTTGTCTTAGTGCAGAAGATATGTCAAAACCTGTCTGGACAGCTCGTTGCAATCCAACAACATTCGCAACACCTCTTTGTATAAAGCCCAAAAAACCTTTTTTAGTGGGTCTTTTTTCTGCGATATAATCAAGTAATTGTTTGTATGTTCTGGCGTAAGTTTTATTAGGATCGGTAAAACGAGTTTCGTAATTTTCTTTCATTGTATTAGCAAGTTCTGATATTTTTCCTGCCTCTTCTGCCGTAACATTTACACCCAACTTAGTATCTACCAAGTCCTTCAAAAACATGTCTTGCTTCTCGGGGGTTAAAACATTATCAAGTCTTTCAATTTTAGAGATAATATCCCGTTTTACTTGAGTATTCCCCATTACTTTATTTGCCCAAGTAATCATACCGGCTTTTTGATTTTTAAGTAAAAGTTTGCTTTCAAATTGAGCATTGACTAATTGAGCATTCTCATCACCAACAACTCCAGCGATTAACTTTTGTCTATCGGCGCTGGTCATGGTTCCCATTTGTTCTGGATTGAGCGTGCCGTCGATTAATGCCTGTTTGAATCTTGTGACTGCTTCGGGGATCAAACAAAATCTTGCCATATTATCCTCCACATCTTAAGGAATCTATAAAATCAGACCATGATTGTTTATTCGGAGTGGTTCTTGCTATCTCCGATTGGATTTTAGC